TGGGGTTTTGGTCATTAAAGACGTTTTAGTGTCCCATTTTGTTGCATACGTGCTCGTCACAAATTGTCCGTAAAGCTCATCATCTGGGGTTATAAATAGTCTTGGATCTTCATAGCTAAGACGATGAGGTTTATTCCTTAGCTTTCTGGCAGCAATAATTGTGTCATCTCCGCAAAGCTGACCGATATATAGTTCATTTGGAATATTGTTGTAATAAAAATATTTCATATCGTGCCGGAAACAAAAAGGCTCCGGTTGCACTCTCCAGGCAATTACAGTATGCCCTCTATGTTTAACAATAGATGGGTTGAAGTTAGCGACACTATTTTTATCTAAACCCTTGACTATTCGCACAAAAGATCCGCCAAGGTCTTCTGCTTGTTTGTACACATTTGGAATACCTTTTTTAGGTGCGATCCGGAGCGGATGCACGACATGAGAGTACACAGTGTGGTAACGGTGATGTTGCGTAGTCATTTGCAGATCTCCTCGATAGCTCGGCTAAAACCTTCCGCGATTTTATCCCATCGGAATGATGGATTTTGAGTTACTTTATAGCATTCTTGTGCTGTGTGCTCTCTATAGTCTTTATCCTCGTACAAACAATTGAGGAGTTCTGCGGCGTGATTTACGTCAACTATCCCTCGTTCAACTCCTAAGTCTTTGTCGCGTACCCACGCGGCTACGTCAATTAAACAAGCGCTATTTTTCCAAATATCTTTACAAGACGTGTGGTTAGGTACGACTTGCGCTCGCTTACAAGAAGCGTGTTCAAACGGAACTAAACCCCATCCTTCCCCATCTGCTGTGTTTATCCCCACGTCACATGCGTTATAAACTTTATTTAAAAGTTCGTCTGGTGGCGCATTTGTATAATCAATGTTGCTTGATGTCATTATCAGTCTGTTGCTTGGGTCTATATTTCTTCGAGTCATCTCTGATTCGAAAAGCTCGCGCACACTCCACCCAAGGTCTTTCTCGCTCATATGCAGATAAAGCATTGCATCATCTTTGCCTTTAGCAAATTCTGCGAAAGCTTTGATCGTCAGATCAATACGTTTACGTGGTTGATTTCGGTTTGCGTTTAAAACAATAAATTTGTCTTCTGAGATTCCCAGTTCTCGTCTGGCCTGATTTCTGTCTACTTCAAAAAATTTACTTGTGTCGATTCCATGCGGCACAACCCCTATTTTCTTCGGCTGCACCCCGTGAGCCATCATTCTTTGAGCTTGTTCGATTGTAAAAGTTATAGGAAAATCCCAGTCTTTCACAAAACGAAACATAGAAGTTGTGTACCATTCTGAATCAATGGGAAAGTACGGGATAAATTTAAATTTAATTTGATCTTTTAACAGATGGATGCGTTCCCATACTTGGTTAACAATCCAGATATCGTTTAAACAGATAAAAATATCGGGTTTTTCTTTTGCTACTACGTCGGGGAGTCTTCCGATACCGAATCGATCACCTGGGTTAAGAGCGTTTGCTGGATAGACCTTAAACGGGAGGTCGTGAGGGTCTCCCATATAGTTGATGCCAAACGCAACTACTTCATTATCTTTACTAAGATGCTCTAGAACGCTATGCGTTACTCGGGCAAATCCAGTGTTAGAAAGGATATCTCCGTACCAGAGAATTTTTGCCATAAAACGGTAGAATCTTGCTAACAGTATACAGACACTTTTAGGGATATGCCCAGCAGAGAGACATTCGCTTATCGACGTGCTTTGAAACTACGTGCTCAGAGAGCCGTGGAAGATAGCGGTTCTGAGAATGTAATTGATAATGTTTTTACACGCGCACAGAGTGATTTTGCAACTTTTTGTACGCTTATGGATAAACCTCCTGCTCAGCATATGCTTCAATGGCATAGAGAGCTTATAACGGGAGAAAGCAATAGGTATTTACTTGATATTGCAGGTCCGAATACAGATATTTTGAGCCCACGAGGTTCGGCAAAAAGTACCTGTTTGAATTTGTTTACTGCCTGGTGTATCGGTCGTCATACAGCAGCACGTAGACCTTTGCAGATTATTTATGTGTCTTATAACGTTGCTACAGCTATACCAAAAAGCAGAATTATTAAACAAATTGTCGATAGTGCAACTTTTAAAAAAATCTTTCCGACTTGTAGGCTCAAGCCTGGTATGCAGAGTGACATCGGTTGGTCAATTGATTTTGAGTACGCAGGAATACCTCGTGTTGGTGATGAGGAATTTACGCTACGTGCAGCAGGTTTGCGCGGTAGTATTACAAGTAAACGAGCGCATTTGTGTATAGTAGATGACCCTATTAAGTCGTCTACTGACATACGCAACCCGGCAATTCGCGAAGAGCAGAACTCTAACTGGAGTTCTGTGATCGCTCCGATTATTTTCGAGGGTGGTCGCTCTATCTGTTTGGGAACTCGCTTCCACCCGCTCGATATTCATAAAACTATGTTTATTCCGCAAAAAGGCTGGAAGCAAGTTGTCCAGGAAGCCCTTACTTATAACGACTCTGGGGAGCCTATTAGTTATTGGCCTGAGCAGTGGTCCGTAGATTATTTAATTCAGCAGAAAGAGCTGGACCCCGTGGCTTTTGCTTATCAGTATCAGCAACAGCCAGTTATGACTTCGGACTTGGTTCTTTCTCCTGATCTAATTGTCAAAGGAGAAGTTGTCACCGAGTTCGATTCTCTCGCTGTCGGGATTGACCTCTCTGCAAGCAAAAATGAGACCTCCGACTACACAGCCTTTGTGCTCGGAGGTCGTTTAAAAGACAAATACTATATTGTCGATGCGCATCAAGTGCGTTCCATAGGAAATCTTGAGAAAATAGACCTTTTATGTGACATGTTGGTTGAATGGGGCATTTTGCAGATGCAAGATGATCAGTATTTCCCGACCTATTCCACGATTACGCTTGTGGTTGAGTCTGTAGCTTATCAGGCTTCTCTTGCTGCTGATCTGCGAAGAGTACTACTAAATGAACGAGGTTTAAGTAACTTACATATTCACGAAGTTAAAGGTTTTAGGGGTGACAAGGTCGCTCGTTTTCGGGGTACTTTGGGCCTTTTGGAGAATAAAAAAGTTATTTTTAACAAATATAGAAAGTTTGATGCGTTAGCTGATCAACTTGTTAATATAGGTGCCACGTCTCACGACGACCTTCTGGATGCTTACACCTGGCTTATGACTTTTCTTCAGAAACGCGGCAATTTTTCTATCGAGTATTGATATGTTTAAGTTTTTCATTGCTCTCACTGCTTATGATCCCCTGTCGCGCTTTGATCCTTTACTCCGTGCTCTTGAGAGTTATTCAGAACTGCCAGGCTATAAGACAGTTTACATTTATGTTGATAAACCCCATGAAAAAGATGTTCCTGAGGTTAGTGAGCTTCTAGAGGCAAACGTAAAAAATTTAGACATATACTTTATAATAGCAGATGCGGCTTATGAGGGTTACTCACTTACTTGGGCGCACAAAGCTGATTTAAAATCTTTAGTCACTTCTAATAGTTTTGATTTTTATATTTATGCTGAAAATGATATGCACTTCACAGAGGATAATTTTAACTACTGGCTTAAGTACAAAAATAAGTTAAAACATTTAAATCTTGAGCCTGGTTTCTGTAGATATGAAGTCAAAGGAACCAATAAAGTTCCTTTCGATAACTATAAAAAATGGAATTTAACCGGTCTTACTTATAACGTTTGGGGAGATCGCCCTTACGAAGCCTCTACTTATTTATATTTAGAGGATCCTGATGTTTTGTGTTTTGTTTCTTTGGGTAATCCATATGCGGGCTTGATGATTCTTGACCAAGAGCAGGCTGAATCTTATATTGTCTCTGATAGTTTCGATCCTCATTTGAGCTACGCAAAGACAGGACATAGAAACTGGCCTATCGCTGACCGATCTTCTATGGGTCTTGCGTTCGAAGGACTTAATCCTGGTCAGGAGCACCGACGTGTTATTCCTTTAATAGAGACTGATAATGGTTTCACTATTCCCGAATTTGCTCTCGTTGAACATATGGACACTAAATATTCGAAGGAGTTAGAAGAAAACCCTTCGCTCATCACCACGTGGTCTATGTTTGAATAATTATGGAAAAAGTTCATCACCCCGATCACTACAATCAAGGAAGCATAGAGTGCATAGAAGCAATTCGTGCTGCCCTAACACCTGAAGAATTTAAAGGATTTTGTAAGGGAAATGTCCTTAAATATATTTGGAGAGAGCGGCAAAAAGGAGGTAAAAACTCTATCGATAAAG